CTCCACGGTAAGGGATCCCACCAATTTCTGTAGCATCTACTAGACCTAGAAATATCTTCCATAAATTAAATGTATCTTCCATTTGGTTATTGATAGTACTACATAGCTCTTCTACTGCAGTAGTTTTGCCACTACCTACACCACCAATAATACATGCTGGGATTTTAGCTCTCCACAGCAAGAGCAATGACCTTTTCAATTGGTCATGGTTAATAAATGTTACCATAATTTTCTCCTTATAAGTTAATCTTCATAATCAGGATCATAACTCCACAATCCTGTTTCTTTATTTTTTACATATGCATCTGGTTCTGCTCCCCAGAAATCTGTTAGTTCTTTAAATGATTCATCATTCATAGATCCATCATTGTCCATGAATATATGATCATTCATTCTTATAGATTTTCTATCATAATATAAATGACCAAGTATACCACACCCGGGTTCATAAAACTTAAAGTCAGATGGATAACCTTTAAATATAGTTTCACATAGTTTGTAATAAATAGGAACAGGTGGTGACCAAGCTGTTTCAAAGTTTAATGCAATAGTACATGTATCTTTTCTAACATATAGTTCTGATCCTTCCCATTTAGTACCCCAAGCTGAACATCTAAAGTCATATGCACTAGATACTCCATACTTGTTTTTTAAATATGCACTATGGTCATGATGTATTTTAGCCATATCAATATACCATTCATTGATAGATGCATTATCAATATAACCTGGATGGTTTTCAACTGGACAATGATAATCATACATATGACCTACATATTCTCCATTTTTATTTTTATTTTCAGGTGTTTGTAATAAATCTGCATATTCTAAATCTGAAAATACTTCCCCAGGTTTTTGTTCCCCATCCATTAGTTCAACAGGTACAGGAATAATTTTATTAAAATCAAAATATTCTGATTCAAACGCAGGTACTTTTGATTTTTTGCAATCAGTTAGCTTTTTAATATCTTTCATAGTTTTATATACTTCTCGATGAGTTTTATCTTCAGTATCTAATATTATAGTATTACTGCACCAATTAGGCATAGGACCTCCTTTCTATTTGCAATGGTTAGTTAATTAAGTATACTGTCTCTA